TTAACGGGGGAGAGTGAACCCGCATGGCAGTAAATAAGAATTTTGTTGTCAAAAATGGTTTAGAGGTCAATACTTCACTTATTCGTGCAGATGCAACGAATAATAAGGTTGGCATCGGCACCTCCACCCCGAACTATGAACTCCACGTAAATGGAGGGATTGGTGCTACTGATGTATTTGTCTCTGGCATCACCACTGTTCTTAATGAACTGAATGTTGGTCTTGGTGGTACAATCCTAACGGTTGTTGGAGCCACTGATGGTTCCGATCAATTTGTTGGTATTAACACAGCAACACCACAATTTAGATTAGATGTTCGTGCTCCAGTCTCAACTGGTCAGACAGCACTACATGTTTATGGTGACATGCGTGTCACCGGTGATATTAATCTTGACGATATTACTTTAGACGATGCAACAATACAGAATCTAACTGTAACTGAAGCATTAAACGTTTCAAACACTGGTCTCTCTACTTTTAGTGGTAGAGCAGACTTTAATGATAGTGTTGATATTGAAGATAACCTGATTGTTGCAGGTATTGCTACTGTCACAGGCAATCTTACAGCATCATCTGATGTATCGATAGCATCTAATTTATCAGTTGTTGGTTTATCAACATTCACTGGTATTTCGACATTTAGTGGTCGAGTTGGTATTATATCTGACTTTGTTGTCGATGGTAATACTACACTTTCTGGTATTACAACTCTCTCTTCATCTGGCGGTATTACAACCACGGGTGGGGATCTTTATGTTGGCGGTGATTTATATGTTCTAGATGATCTTGTTTATGATGAGGTAACTGGTAGAAACCTGAATATTACAGGTGTTGCTACTATTGCTTCACTTACGATTACTGGTGGTGGTAGTGGAACAATTGTTTCAACTGATAAGGATATTTTCACCCAGTTTGATATTACTAATAATGAATCAGGTGCATATGAGTTTGCTGCAACTGGAATTGGATTTACAGTAGCAAGAGACAATCCTGAATTATATTTGATAAGAGGTAAGAAGTATCATTTCTCTGTAAATGCTTCTGGACACCCATTCTATATCAATACCTTAAACGGAACTGGATCTGGTCAGCAATTTACTAGAGGTGTCACCAATAATGGTGCTCAAGTTGGTGTCGTTACCTTCGCAGTTCCATTTGATGCACCAGAGATTCTGCACTACAACTGCGGAAACCACTCTGGAATGAATGGACCGATTTACATCGGTAATGATGGTGGTCTTGGTATTAGTTCTGAGGGAACAAACCTTGGAGTTGGTATTACACAAATTAACTTTGCCTCTTCTAATGGCACTGCAATTGCAGTAGATATGGGAACAGGCAGCGGTTCAAACTCTGGTATTGCAACCGTAACATTTACACCAGGTGTTTCGCTTGGTCTCGTTATCGCTCTTGGCGCATAATTCACAATAAATACACATAACACTTAAAGAAAGATGGCAGAAGCTTTTTCTAATAAATTAACAAGAGCAGCAGGTATTGTTACCTCGTCCACTGGTGGTGCTATTGGTGTTACCACGACGATTATTACCGGTATTTCAACGGTTGGTGTTGCTGTTAGTGACCTGGTGGTAAATTCAAACTTTATCGCTGGAACTAAAATCACTGAAATCGGTGCCAGTGCCGTTACTGTTGATAGAACTTCGTCAAATACAGCAGCAACCACGAGTCAGAACGTCAAGTTCCTTGGACCGACGACTGCATACACTTCAGCGTCTGCAACGAAGAGTATTCTGATTGGTGGAACTTTTGCCAACAATACTGATAACTCAGTTAATTTGACGGTTGAAGTAAGAGATCAGAGCACGGCAGTTTCGGTATCAATCGCAAGTAAGATTCCTGTCCCCGCTGGAAGTTCTTTCGTTATCTCTGATGTTGGTAAGACATTACTTGAGGGAACTGATGAAGTTGTGGTGTATTGTGATTCTGCGAACGCAATCGATGCTAACCTCAGCATCCTGACAGGAGTTAACTGATGGCAGATCGTAACGGTTATATCGGAAGAGCACCGGGAGACTCATCGGTCACCGTTGCAAGGCAGGTTTTTTCACCGACTGGTGTTCAAACTAATTTTACTTTTGCATCAGGATATGTTCCTGGTTACCTTGACGTGTATTTAAACGGTGCAAAGTTAATTGTCGCACAAGACTTTACTGCCACCGATGGATCTGTTGTTGGTCTTACATCTTCTGCTACAAGCGGTGATGTTGTAGAAGCAGTTGCATTTAAAGCATTTAATGCTGCTGCTGTTACTCAAGCAGCAGACTTTACCGTTACTGGTAATCAAACAAACAACGGAACACTTTCAGTAACTGGTGGCACTACACTTTCAAATCTGATTGTTACTGGAATCACTACATTATCAGCAGGTTCTTCCGTATCATTTGCCACGACAGCATTTAACATATCTGGATCACCAGATATTACAGTTACAAATATATCATCTGGCATTATAACAGCATCTACCTTAAGTGGTGGTGAGGTCAACGGATCTGATGCTAACTTTACTGGTATTCTGACTGCTGCATCTGCATCATTTAGTGGTAATGTGTCGGTTGGTGGTACTTTAACCTATGAAGATGTTACCAATATTGATTCTGTTGGTGTAATTACAGCAAGAGAAGGAATCAAAGTAACGACTGGTGGTATTGATATTGCTGCTGGTGGTATTGAAGTTGGAGGCATCTCAACATTCCAAGGAGCAACAAATACCTTTGCTAATGAAGTCACCATCACTGCAGGTGGTTTAGAAATTAATGGTGGTGGATTAGATGTTGCTGGTATTACCACATTATCAAGCACATTAAGTGTTGCTGCTGGTGGAATCAGCGTTGTATCTGGAGGATCTTCGATTATCGGTGTTGTAACTGCAACATCTTTTGAGGGAGATGGATCAACACTTACCAATCTTCCTGCTAGTGGTGATGCTAACGATATCACCGCATCTCTCTTCTCTTAATAAATAAAGGAAAAACAGTAAAATGGCGCTCAAAAAGACACAGTTATTAGATATACAATCGGTCACTGGTATTGCAACAGTTGGCATTTTTACTGTTGGGGTGACTCAGACTGCTGGAGGAGTGGGTGTTGCATCCACCAGTTATATTAAAAACGTTATTATGCATAACACCGGACTGGGAACAGCGAGAGTTTCCATGTATATCAATCCGAATCTGACACCTGGACCTGCGTTGGCAGTAACTGCAAATAGGTTCTTGAGACTTGACTTAGCGCCAAACGAAACAACATTCTTTGAATCGACATATCCAATTGTGATGACTAATAATGATACTCTTTCTGTAGAAGTAAATGCACCAGACTCAGGTGGAACAGGTATTGGATCAGCAGTAAACTTTATTGTCAACGGCGACACTGATGTTTGATCATGGGTGTAAGATCTCTTGGCAACACAACATCAACTTTCAGAAATAAATTCGGAACGACCGGAATAGAGGCTTCAGCTCCACCACCACCACCAATCTCAGCTAGTGGTGCTTTCGCTGCATGGGGCGGCGGAGGTGGCGGTGGTCAAGAAGGTTCTTATGGTGGCGGTGGTGGTGCTGTCGTTGGATCTCTAACTTTAGCAGCAGGAGATTATACATTTATCGTAGGATCTAAAGGGTGTTCATATGACAACCCAGCATCTGGTTTTGGTGGTGCTCCAGCAAGGCAAGGCAACGGAGGTGGTGGAGGTGGATTTAGTGGTATTTTTGCCGGAAACTTAACACCTTTTAGTTTTCTAGGTGGCGGTCCTAATCCTGATCCTGCACCCAATAGAGACACTGCACATGCTGCTGCTATTATGTTATCAGGGGGTGGCGGTGCTGCTGGTCAAGAACCAGTTTCTGCTGTTGGTGGCGGTGGCGGTGGCGGCACTAATGGAGACGCTGGTGATCCTGGACAAGGTGGTGGTGGAACACAAAGTGAAGGTGGTGCTGGAGGACCTGGTGATGCTGGTGCTGGTAGTGCTGGATCTAAATTGCTAGGTGGTTTTGGCAACGGTCGTGGTGGTGGTGGAGGTGGCGGATACTATGGTGGTGGTTCTGGTGGCGCACAAACTGGAAATGGTGTTGAAGCAGGTGGTGGTGGATCTGGTCACATAAACCCATCATATGGA